GACGAAATTAATCATACTTACAACATCACTGAAAAAGTCTTTTTGGATGTTGCTTATTATGAAGAACTCTATATTTCAGGTAGAGTTCCCCAAATTCCAATGTTGGAATTTGAAAAGAAAGAACTTGTTCCTCCAGAAAAAATATCCAATCCAAAAACAAGAACTGTTGGTATGGGTAATTTTATCCATCAAATTGTTTATAATAGAATTTTTAAAGATCTTCATACAACCGTTAAAAATTGTTGGAACAAAGGTGTCTCAATTCCTTTTGCCATGGGAGTTGATCCTGAAAGACATTGGCACATGATAAAAGAACATCTTATCTGGGACGACTATATATTTGATATGGACGTCAAAGCTTGGGAAGAGAAAATCGATCAGAGATTACTCCATATGAGTACTGAAGTTAAAATCTCCATATTAAAAGAATCTTATAGAATACGAGGTTTACAATTTCCCGAGCGTTTTGAAGCTATCGCATATTCTTTGGCGACAAATTATTCCATATGTGATGTTGCTTTTCAAGATATATTGTATGAAAAGAGAAGTGGTTTGTTGTCTGGACATCCAGGCACATTTATGGAGAACTCTGAGATTCATGTTATGATTGTTTCTTTAGTGATTTTTAAAATTTTAAGAAAACATGCTCCGAGACTGGCTCATATTCACTTCATTTTAAACAACTTTCGTTTTGTTGTTGCGGCTGATGATATTTTGTTATCGGCTTCTCCATACGGAAGACAATTTTTGACATCTGATAATTTAATAGATTCCTACAAATCTGTTGGCTTTCAGCTTACAGCTGCTGATAAATCAGATAAAATTGAGCCTAAAAATATTCTCCAAGTTCAGTTTCTGAAAACTATGTTTCAAGAAATTGACTCAATCTATTTTCCTCTACCAAATTTGTCAATTCCAAATCAGCTTTTCAACTGGTTTAGAACAGATTCAAAACTCCCTTCAAGCGACCAAATTAAAACCAATTTCGAGGCAGCTTTTAGAGTTTTATGGTGGAGAGGAAAACAAATTTATGAAGAATATAGATCTATTGTGAATACAGCTTGTATTCAGAATAAATTTAAATTTCATTATCCTATATCTTTTGAAGAATTTTCAGCTTTGCTGAAGTATGATTTAGAAGAACGTAGGAACAAGGAAATGGATTTTCCATCCATTTCAACAACAG